CACTCTTAAATTCGATCTGTCGCTTAACAAGTTCGCGTAGGAACGGGGAGTCGAGCTTGAACGAAATGTCTCCGATGGGCATAGGCTTACCATTGAGCGAACTGCGATGCGATCTCTTCACTGGTGCATTCCGACATTCTCTTGCCGAGGTGTGGAATGATTGGATCGCGCTCGTCGTTTGCTTCCTTCTTCTTGGCGTCCTTGTCCGTCTTCTTCTTGTTACGCTCTACGCGTTCGTCCATGCGCTTGCTATTCACAGTAGCCGCATGGTTGAGCATGAAGATTTGAGGGAGGGTGAGGCTCATAGCCTCGGCCAGAGTCCAGTGGTAACTCTGGCAAAGCGTGTCGACAAGAATGAATGGGTTTCCCCGGTCGTCTATTTTTGAGGGCTGGTCGTCTGTGTCAGAATCCCCATCGCCTTCAGAAGGGGCATCGACTGCACGAAAAAACTTGCAAACTCCGCGATCATGTTGTTGTACACAACCTGACCCATGATGATCTCCGACAACTGCATGGGAGTGACTCCACGAATCTTCTTGATGTCCGCAACAGTGATCTTCTCGTCGTCTCGGCCTTCGGCTTCTAGTGTGTTGTTGACGATGATCCGCACCATGTCAGGGATATCTCCACTGCAAAAATCAACGACACCAGACATGGGATTGGCGCTCAATTCAATACCCGGCAACGTCACGGTGGCCCGTGCTTTCATAGATACTGTGCCCACTACGGCTGCTAGCAAGGGTTTGATTTTGAGCAAGAACTCGATGTAATAGTCGTACGACAGGTGGACGTATTTGTACGTCTTCCCACTCAGGGTAAAGCTGTCGTTCGATAGCGCTGGATTGTTGGTTGCGGCGAGGGCGATCTGCTGTTCGGTGAGAGTTGTAGTCGGGGTGACTTGTGCTTCGGTGGAGGGGGTTGTTTCTTTTTTCTTTGCCATGAGGCTCCTCAATGCAAATTAGGGGGCTGACACTTGAGTACGTGGCAGCCCCTTTGGGTGTTCGGATTGTTGCCCGCCTTCTTACGCGAAGACGGTAGTGGACACCAGCGACAGGAGAGAAGAACCTGCGGCGGTGAAGGCGATCAACTCGCACATCACCTTCACGCTGAGTTCGTCGCCGGACTGGTTGAAAGTCACGGTGAGAGCAGCGGACGGGTGGTACCACTGAATTTCTTTGCCGTCGATCTTGTTCTGGTAGACCACGACGAGCGCGCAGTTCACCACATCTTCCTGACCGACTTGGAAGTTGATGCTGGACCCGGCAGTGATAACCGATGCCTTGAATCCAAGCTGTTGCAGGATGTAGTCGTCAAGCTGCGTCAGTTCGAACTCAAGGTTCGCGTCGCGGCTTTCGACGTAGATCAACTGGGTGATCTTGTCCAAACCAGTCTGGACTTTCTTCTGAACCTTGTTGTAGGTCAGCTTGCCGGGGGTAAGCATGATCCCCAGATCGACGTACGATCCAACAGTCACTCCTGTACCCACCGGGGCGGTGATGGTCTGCCCGTTGGACTTCTGAGTGTATGCGGCGTACACGTTAACCGGGGCCGCTGTGGTGCTGTCCGGCGCGGTCTTGAGGTACACTCGGCCTGCGGGAATGAACTTGATGGACTGCAACCCCGTCTGTGCGCCTGCCGGATTAGTCAGCGGAGACTGTTGGGTGTTCTTGTTGATGATGACGGACATGGTGATGCTCCTTATGATTGCGAAATGAACTTGACGATGTGTCAGGTAGTTACTACGAAAAGTGGACGAAAATATGAAGAAGAGCAGACATGTGGAAGAAGTTCTCCGCATGAACCACTTTGAAACCGAGGGAAAGATTCCAGAACAAACGCTCGTTTGCTATCTGAACTGGTGCTAACGGATTGGTGTAATCCATTAACGGGGCGTAGGCTGCCTTGAACAGCAACTGTGTGATCTGCTCGGCCTGATCCAGCGCATTTAGTTCTAGATCATTCACGACATCTATTGTCACGAGAGTCTGTGACAGGTTGCTAGGCCCGCTAAAATCATTGTTGTGGAAAGTGATGTTGATGGCATTAAGCATGATCTCGTTCAACTTGGGATCATTCTTATCGACGCGAAGATTGTGAACTGTGAGCGCGGGCAAGTTATCGTTCAAGTAATGCAGGAACGTGTCCCGTGTAGCTCGGATATTTGCCATTAGTGTCCCATGCTCCTTGCGAACACACTGATGACCACATCCAATCCCTGATAGTCTGTGGGGTCGATGTACAGGATTCTGAAACGCTCTTCACCGTTCGCGTCCTTCAGGACGATGTAGGTGTTCGCGCCCTCGAAGTCAGCCACTCTGACCTGCGTCGCCGGGAAGGTGAACTTGAAGTCATCGGCCACTAACTGCGTAGTGGACGTGCTCAAGTACATCGCTTGGCGGTGCCCCAACTGTCTGTAGATCGGCTGGGGGTTGAAGAGGGTATCCGCGTTGGTCACGGTTTCGGCGCGACCGATCAGAGCGTCGCCGCCAGTGATAGTGACAACGCGCTTGTAGGATGTTCGAGCCATCGGCCCGACTTTCTTGATCGCGGCGCTGACCTTGGTGATGAGGGACTTTGCTGATGGCATTGGCCCTCCTTATTAGGCGCGCTGCAATCTTGCGATCTGATTGATGAGGTACGGCTTGCACATGTTGTAGGCGACAGGGCCGACCATCGTGCCTTTGGATCGGACGTGCTGGCTCAGAGACACGCCGCCGACGTTGATTGCTGAGCGGTCTATGCCGAGCAGACTGTCCGACAGGGTCGAGGTGTCCAGTCCGTACTCGTAGGCTGCTTGTTCACACTGCGCCGCGACAATCTCAGGTGGGATATACAGCGTCCCATCTTGGTAGACATCAAGCGTGCGCGGGAACTGAAGATGTTGGTAGTAGTTGTATTTCTGCGGACGACCGTAGTTGGTCTTCACCGAACGAATCTGCTGTTGGCGGGAGTCGTATACAAGGTGATAGTCCGCGAGCGGATCAACTGTTTCCGTGAAGTGAAGTGATTCAAGACTGCGGCACGCTCTGATGAGCAGCAGCGTCGGATCGGTAATCGCCAGCATCAGCGCAGAGGTTACGGCGTCCCAGTGCTGGCCCCAGTACTCTTGAAAATCTGTGATGGCAGCGTAGCTGTTCGCGCGTTCGTCCGCGATGGTGCTGTTGATCGTGAAAAGTGCTGGCATTGCGGACTCCTATGGGAATATCAGATGGAAAAGGAAAAGGGCCGGAACTTTTGTCCGGCCCTTCTCGAACGACTTGCTCAGGGAGCGAACCACTTAGTTCGTGGTGACGCGAATCCCCGGCATTTCCTTGTTGTCGGCAACGCTCTTGATCCACGTTGCAGGCGTCAGCAAGGTCGCATCCAGAGGGTTGAAGCCCTGTGTGGTGTCGAATGCGCAACCCTTGACCCGCAGGTTGAACGCGTACTCACCCTGAATGCGGTCCACCAAGTTCTCCAACCCAGTGACGGGCTGCGAGATGATGTCGCGCTCCTCGGACTCTGCCACTTCGACAGCGTTCTCAACCAGACCGAGAACATCGTATGTCGTCGCGCTCGAACCCGTGGTGAATAGGTTCGGGGAATCCAGAACCACGACGGGCTTGCCGAACGTGGCGATGGTTCCCGCATACACGGTCGCGCCAGCCACTTCGTACAGCTTGTCCGCGATCTGTTGCGCCATCAAGTCGAAGTAGTTCTTGGAGTGCATGACCCAGCAGACGATGCGGGCCGCGCGATCACCAAACTTCGCCATTCCGCCGACCATTGCGGTGTGGTTCAAGGTCTTGAGCGTGTCAGCAGTCGCGTTGTACTGCAACGCGGTTTGGTTCTGAATCGCAGCGCGCACCGCACCAACCGCGAGGTTGATGTAGTCGATGGCGATTGCGGGTCCGCTCTGTGAGCCCAGCATGAAGCTGAACTCTTCCGGCGACACTCCGATTTTGCGGAATGCGTCGCGGGACTGTGTGACCGGGCCGAGGCGACGGTTCACCTTGACGCCGATCAGTTCGCCAGCGGCGATCTTGTTGTCGGTCACGCTTGTTACAGCCGTGATGTCCCGACGAGAGATCAGCGAGGCGGTGGATTTCAGGAACGACTCACGCTCGTAGTCGCCCAGAATGCTGCGGGTGACGAGACGAACTGCGTTCTGTGAAGCGGCGTTGAACGCCTCTGTGTTCTGTTGGAGCGTCTCAACCACTCCACCCCAAAACTGGGCGTTGTAGATGACGAAATCGCTCTGTGTGCCGATAGGCATGGTGTATCTCCTTGAGGATTATTGCGAATGAATTTGTGTGCTTCTGTTGGCTTCCCGGCAGAAGCACACTGAAATACCGGACCCGAAGCAGCACTTACGATGCTTCGAGGAGATTCGCTACTTCGTGGGGAGTTTTTCCCACGCGGCGTAGCCAAACTTTGTGATGTACTCGACCTTTTCCTTCGTGGTCTTCACATCGGCTTTGGTCTTGATGGTGCCAAGGTTCTGTTGGAAACTTCCGGCGCGACCGCTCTCAGCGGCCCCCGTGCCGTTCTTCACCGCACCCTTGACGAGGTACGGACGAGCGGCAGCAAACTGCGAGAAGTACTCGGTCAAGGTCATCGGCGTCATCCCGCTGTTCAGCTTGATGTTGCCGTTTTCCTTCACGACCCACTGGTTCGAGTCACTGTCAAACTCGATGTCGTCCTCGACCAGCTTCTTCACAGTCTTCAGTTCGTAGAACTCAACTCCGTTCGGGAGCGTGGACGCCGCCTCGGTGATGGCCTGATTCTTCAGGATCGCTTTGTTCTCTGCGATGACTTTGGCTTTGTCGGCTCTCTCCGCGTCGAGCAGGCTTTGAACGCCCTTCGTCACAGCTTTTTCTTGATCCAGAAATGCTTTCATCTGGCGTGCGTTCTCTTCTTCCGTAGCGGACTTCACCGCAGGGACCACGGGAGGCGTGACTACCTTCTCAGCTTTGAGTGCTTCAACTGCATCCGACATGGCTTTCATTTCCGCGTCGTGCTTCGAGGTGATCTTTGCGAACCGGGTGTTGAAGAGGGTGTTGATGTGTTCCTGCTGCTCGGGTGTGAACTCCACCTTTGCCGGGGTTGCGGGAGGAACGACAATCTCGTTCCCGTCTTTGTCTAGCGCCATAAAAGTGTCCTTTCAGCCTTGTTTCAAGACGCGCTTAACGTCAACAGCTAAGCGGCCACGAAATCGTGACCGCCTGCTTTAGGTTTTGCAGTTACTTCTTGCCTTTGCCGCCTGCTGATTCCTTGGCGACTTCGGCTGAGCCGGACGTGGCGCGCTGCGGTGTTGATGCCGCCGTCGCTGTGTCCTTGCCCTTGACTGGTGCTCCTTCTTTGCCGCCTGTGGCTACATCTACTGCCACGGCTTTGACATCTGGCTCGTCCATCAACATTGCTGTCTCTGGTGCCATTGCTGCACGGCCCAAGAATGCGAGCTTCATGGTGTCGAACCACTCGTCCCAGTCGATAGCTTCGATCTCTTCGTAGACCTTCTTGCGTTGGTCCGGCGTTAGCTTGCCATCGAACTCGTCGATCATTCGTTTCATCTGCATCTCTGCGAATGTCTTCGAGTTGATCTGCAAGTCCTTGAAGAGGGTTGATAACTGACTCAATGCATCGGTGAGGTTCGTGATCTGGTAATGATCCTTGTACTTGATCGCTCCATCCCACTCCTTGCCCATGTACTCGAAGGTCAGTGTCATCAGTTCCATCTCGCAGTGCTCAAGCGTTTCCGCTCGGGTTGCTATCTTCGGAACTGTGGTGGCGAAGGACTGTGACTTCGAGAAGCCGCTGGACTTGCCACCATTGAACAGATCGTTCTGTGTATCCTGTGCTGCGATCTTGTACATCGACGTGATGTTCGCGGCGCGCTCGCTCTGTAAGAACTCGGCGGGCTGCACGGGTGGTGTGATGTACTTCGGTTCCTTCGTGCCTTGTGCGTACTTCAGCATGTTGGCCGTGCTGATCTCGCCCTGCATCTGCTCGATCTCAGGGACGTTCGGATCAGACTCCATCGCCAGAATGTTGAAGCACTGGCGGTAGAGGAACTCTTGTAGCAGTGATGTGAGGTTCATTACCTCGCGGTTGATGAACGCCAGATCGTTGAGGAACGAGAGGCCCATGAACTTGTCGGTCTTGCTGCGCTTGTAGCGCGCGACCTTGAACGGGACTTTCATCATCTCGTTCGCGGATACGCCGCCAGTGCCCAGTAGAATCGGCTTGTCGGGATTCGTTACATCAACCTCGGAAATCTTTACTTCGGACTGCGACCACTCGGTGTACCGCTCGACCAACGACTTCTGCATCCCGGCACCGATGCGCGTCTGAACCTCCACGCGCTTCAGATAGGTGAAGTTGTCGAATGAATCTGTGGCCCAGTCCAATACCTCGGTGGGGCGCACCAGCACCCAGTAGGGGCGAATGCCTTGCTCATCCTGTTGTGCTTGGGTGAGTGGCGCGGCTCCCTCTGCGGTTGCAGGCTTCGGTGGCGCGTCGACAAGGACGTAGGACATGCCGAAAATCTGCATGTCGTCGCTCACCTGCATCATGAACTGAGTAACGTCTTCGCCCTTCTTGTTCACGTCCCCGATGAACTTGTCATACAGTGGTCGGTTGCTCTCACCGTCACGTTGAATCGTTTCGGTGAAGATGAAGGTGGTGAAGAAGTCCACAATCGGGTAGCAGTAGTTGTGGTAGTAGAGCCGCTTCGCGCGTTCGTTGAAATCGTCTGGATGTTCGCGTGGATGGCGGAATATGTTGTTGCCCGTTGCGAAATCTTTTCCGCCCTCGTATGCGCCGAGGAAGAAATTCCATAGTGGTGCGTACTTCTGGTACAGACCACTCTGAGACCGTAGTCTCTCGATCTCGCGCTGATCTTTATCTTTCTTAGCGTCGGCCACACCAACATCGGGTGTCTTCACATTGATGACACTCGTCGGATAGGACGCTTCGTTTCCCGTGTTTACGCCGGGTACGGTAAGTGTCCCGGTCGAGCCTGCTGGGATGTCTGCCATGAGGTCCTTTCCTCTTAGGTGCGAACGTTGTTTTCTTTGAACCACACGAGCAGTTCATCCAGAGTCCGTGTACGGCGCTCTGCAATCCACTCAGCGTGCTGTGCTGCCTTTGTCTCTGCGGCGGTCATCAGGTCGTACATCGGTGTGACGCTCTGCCCCTTCTTAACGAAGCGTGTGCATTTCGTCGCGCTACCGAAGACCCGGTGCAGCCACTCGTCGCCGCCAATCAACTTCGCGGCCATGAACATGTTTTTGTAGTAGTCGTCGGTGAAGTGCCGCGTGTAAGCGCGCTCACCTGCCCAATGCAGGTGGATCATCTGTGGGTCGATCCACACTTCCTTGCCGAGGAGCCAGAACTTCAGGTCGGTGTAGGTTTCCTCACCGCCGTAGCCCTCGAAGCCTTGCCAGTACCCGCCACATTCTTTCCATGCGGAGTTGCGCACGGCGAAGCCGCCGTGTCCGGCGACCGCGATGCGGTAGGGTTGCAGTTGCAGCACAGGTTCTCGGTATGGCTCAAGCGTCCAGAAGTCGCGCTTCAAGGAGAGCTTGTATTCGTAGTTGGTGCCTTCACCTTGGAAGAAGCGCGTGGTCGAGTGTAGGAAGTCAACACCCAGA